TGGCGAGCGACTGCCACTAGTCAAGATGCACGGACGGTTGGTTTCCATTTGTCCTCCTTGTATTCGCCATTGGGCTGGAAGAGTTGGGAGGAAATCGTCACGGAGTTTTTACGTGCGAAGAACGACGCTCCGTTGCTCAAGACCTTTGTCAATACTGTCTTGGGCGAGACGTGGGAAGAAGAGACGGGGGCAAAACTTGGGGCGGAAAGCCTTTCGGAACGCGCCGAGTTCTACCCCGCTGGTGAAGTGCCGACTGGTGCCAGCATCTTGGTCGCTGGCGTTGACGTACAGGACAACCGGGTGGCTATCGGTTTGTACGCCTACGGGACGGGTGAGGAGTGCTGGCTGATCAGCCATACAGAGATTTATGGCGATCCAGCCGGACAAAAGCTGTGGAGTCAAGTTGATGACCTCGTACTAAGGGACTATCCACATGCCGACGGTGGAAGACTCAAAGTTGCGGCAATAGGAGTGGACTCTGGCGGTCACTTCACAAGCGAAGTGTATGCGTATGCCAGAAGTCGAAAGAACAAAGGAGTGTTTGCTTTGAAAGGACAGTCAGTGCGGAACAAACCGCCGATAGGTAAGCCTTCCAAGGTTGATATTAACTACAAAGGTCAAGTTTTGAAAAACTCGGCTGAAGTATTTCCGTGCGGCAGCGACACGATTAAATCAACGTTGTATGGCCGTATGAAGCACAACGAGCCGGGTGCTGGTTACATTCACTTCCATGCAGAAGCCGGAGCGGAATACTTCAAGCAAATTACGTCGGAACGTCAGGTTGTCCGTTATGTCAAGGGTTTCGCCGTTCGGGAGTGGAAAAAGAAGGCGGGTGATCGAAACGAAGCGTTGGACTGTTTCGTGTACAGCTATGCCGCTTTGCACTACTTGTACATGCGTTTCAATCGCAACACGATCTTTGAGCAGTTCAATCGGTCACGTGTGCAGGGTCAAAAAACACAAGAACCTACTGATGCAACGTCTGATAAACCGATAGACTCACCATATCGACCACCGCAACGTCGGGTACGTCGCAGCAATCCTTCATTCGTGACTAGCTGGTGACCATCCTCGTCCCAGATCTGATCTACGCAGGCGATACCGTCATCTTTGACGTTCCCTCGTTCACCAACTCGATTGGGACGGTCATTGACAGCGGCACTTACACGCTGAAGTGGTACGCCCGCACGAACACAGCATCTGAAGGCACCACCATTACCGGCACTGCCGAAGGCGATGGTTGGCGCATCACCATTCCCGCAGCCACCACTGCCAACTTTGATGCTGGCCTGTGGACGTGGCAAGCAGTAGCCACCGAAGACACCAACAACACTCAATACACCGCAGGACGCGGCCAGTTCACTGTCAAGGCGACAGCCGTCTACAGCGGAACGCCCGGTGCATTCGATGATCGCAGCCGCGCTGAAATTGATCTCGGCCACGTTGAAACTGCAATCCGCACGCTTGCTCAAGGCGGCATGGTGCAGGAATACAGCATTGGTGGCCGTAGCCTCCGTCGGTACAAAATGACGGAACTCCTCGAATTGCGTAGCACCCTGCAAAATGAAGTTGCAATGGAGCGACGCCGAGAAAAGGTCCGTCAGGGTCTTGGTAACCCCGGTCTCGCCAAAGTGAGGTTCCGTTAATGGCTTTCTTAGGTTTTGGGCGAATCGGCGGTCTTCGTCGTCAACTGGAAGAAGCCAAGACGCGCAATATCAATTTGCAGCGTGCTTATGCGGCTGCACAAAACAATCGTCTGACTTCTGATTGGATCAGTCAGGCAACCTCTGCTGATAGCGAGATTCGCGGCAGCATTCGGATGCTGCGTAACCGCGCCCGTCAGCTTGTTCGTGATTCGGACTTTGCCAAGTCTGCTCTTCGCGCTGTCAAAAACAACGTTGTTGGCACTGGCATCAAAATGCAGGCGCAAGTCCGCATGCAGCGCGGTGGCCGTCTTGCCGAGGAAGTCAACGCAAATATTGAAGAAGAGTTCAAACGCTGGGGTAGTGCAAAGCGTTGTCACGTCGGCGGCAAGCTGAGTTGGTACGACATCCAGCGTCTTTGCGTCACTTCGATGCTGGAATCGGGCGAAGTATTTGTCCGCATCGTCCGTCAATCATTTGGCAACAGCAAAGTGCCGATGGCACTGGAGTTGATCGAATCGGATCTGCTCGACGACGATTACAACGCCATTGAAAAGAATGGCAACGAGATCCGCATGGGCGTGGAGATTGACAAGTGGGGACGCCCTGTTGCTTATCACTTCTTTGATTACCATCCCGGCGATTATCAATTCAGTTATGCGCAAAAGGCCGTCAAACGCCGCATTCGCATCCCCGCAGAAGACGTAATCCACCTGTATCTAATTGATCGTCCCGGCCAAACCCGTGGTGTTAGCGCATTCGCTACGGCGATCATGCGTCTTCGTAATTTGTCTGGATACGAAGAATCAGAGATTGTCGCTGCCCGTGCCAGCAGCAGCATGATGGCATTCGTGCGCACTCCTGATCAGGAGTTGTTTGAGGATGGCACCTACAACGAGGAATCCGTTCTGGACTTCTCGCCGGGAAGCATCCGCCGTCTGGCACCGGGCGAAGAAATGCAATTCTTCACTCCCAACCGTCCTGACGATGCATTTACTCCGTTTGTCCAGCAAATGCTTCGCGCTGTGGCTGCTGGGATTGGTTGTAGTTACACGCAGGTCAGTAGCGACTTTTCGCAGAGCAACTACAGTTCTTCGCGGTTAGAACTGCTTGAAACTCGCACGCACTACAAAGTCTTGCAGCAGTTTGTGATCGAGGCGCTGTGCGAAGAGGTTTACGAAAAGTGGCTTGAAATGGCCGTGATGGCTGGTGCTCTCAACCTGCCGAATTTTGACACCAATCCCGGTCGTTACATGGCTGCCAAGTGGATGGCACCTGCTGCGCAGTTTGTTGATCCGCAGAAGGAAGCGGCTGCTTACAAGGATTTGATCCGCAGCGGCATCATGACCCTTTCGCAGGTGATTGCTTTACACGGTGGCGACTTTGAAGAACAAATGCGTCAGCGTCAGCATGAATTGGCAGTAGCGGATGAATTGAATATCACTCTTGATACTGATCCTTCTCAGACATCAGGAAATGGTGCTACTCAGTTCACTCCTGTTGCCCCTACAGAGCATCCGACTCAACATGAGCAGGAACCTGAGTAAGAAGATCTAAACTAATGGCAAGACCGTTTGTGGATCTAATGAAACGCAAGACACGCGGCTTCGCGCCAACTGGTGTTCAAAAGCGTTCAGCTGCTGTTGCTGAGCCTGAGGTTGAAATGCCTGAAGCCATTGAAGAGGTGGTTGAGGTCGTCGAAGACCGCGCTGCTCCTGACGCGCTGAAGGTTGGCGATTTTGTGGAGTGGGATTCCAGCGGCGGCACCGCTCGCGGCAAGATCACCCGAATTTCACGTGAAGCGGCCATTGACGTGCCGGATTCGTCTTTCACGATCAATGCATCAGAGGATGATCCTGCTGCGTTGATTCGGGTTTATCGCAAGGATGGTGATAACTACGAAGAAAGCGATACCGTTGTTGGACATCGTTTTTCTGAGTTGCGCAAGATTGCTGCACTGCGTTTCCTTGAAGGTGAAACGCAAAAACGCGCACTGAGCGTTGATTTTCGTTCTTACGACGAAGAAGATCGCACTCTGGAATTCCCGTTTGCCAGTGAGGCTCCTGTAGAACGTTACTACGGGATGGAAGTTCTGAACATGGATACCAAATCCATGGATCTAACCCGTCTAAACGATGGTGCGCCTTTGCTTTACCAACACGATGCTGATCGCATTGTTGGTGTTGTTCAAAAGGCTTACATCAAAGACAAGCGTGCATATGCACGTGTGAAGCTTGCAAATAACGAACTTGGACGTGAAATGCAAGAACTGATCCGTGACGGGATCATTCGCAACGTCAGCTTTGGATACAAGATTGACGCAATGGAGGCCGATGAGTCCACTACACCAGTGACTTATCGTGCCACCAAATACCAGCCTTTCGAAATAAGTCTGGTTACGATCCCAGCCGACAATTCAGTTGGTCTGGGACGTGCTTTCGACCATAATGAAAGCACTGCTACGGCCTCAGCCGTGCAAAGTCAACCCAACGGAGTAGAAACCGTGGATCAAAACCTCAACATTGAGGCTATCCGCGCTGAGGCCGCTCAGGC